TATTCTAAATTTGAAAAAAGATATAGCGAATATTGTTGTTCCGAAGAATAATGTTTTTGTACAATTTGATTTCAATGGTGCAGAGATAAGAACTCTTCTTTCTCTAGCCGGAGAGTCACAACCCCAGGAAGATATACATGAATTTAACGCAAAAATACTTAAATGTTCTCGTGACAAAGCAAAGAAAAAGTTCTTCGCTTGGTTCTATAATCCCAATAAAAAGAACATAGAGCTTTCTAAATTTTATAAGAGAGAACAAGTAAAAGAAAAATATTATGATGGTTCATCTGTTTTTACACCTTTTGGAAGAAAGATAAAAGCAGATGACTTTCATTCATTCAATTATTTGCTACAATCTACTTCTTCTGATAATTGTTTGCAGCAAGCTGTAAAGATAAATAATTTTCTAACAAATAGGAAATCCTTTGTACATTCAGTGGTTCATGACTCAATTACAATAGATTTTCATAAAGACGATAGAGACATTTTAAATTACATAAAACAAATTTTTGAAGATACTAGATTAGGGGTGTTTAAAAGCTCTATGCAAGTAGGAAAAAACTATAAAGATATGGAGATACTATGAAAGTTCTAATAGGTCTGGGAAAAGCTGGGTGCAAGATAGTTAAAAGGTTCTCTGACTCTTATAAAAAAATTACCATAGATGCTGGTTCGGAACTCCCTGAGTTCGACTCACCAGAAGACTACGAGCAAAAGTTGTCAAACTATAAGCATTTGTTGGATTTTGACGAAGAAGAATGTTATTTTTTTCTTTGTGGCGCCGGCAAAGTATCCGCTGCATCTCTAAGGTTGCTAGAAGTAATACAGCATAAAAAAATTAATTTAGTTTACATTTATCCAGAAGAAATGATATTAAATACAACACAGAAAAAGTTAAATAGAGTTGCATTCAATGTATTACAGCAGTATGCTAGATCTGGACTGTTATCTTCTATGTATCTAATGTGTAATGACACCATTTCTAATTTAATACCAGACGCGTCAATTGAAAATTACTATGATTATATAAATGAAGCTATAGTAAATGTTTTTGAGAGTGTAATTTTTTATTTACATGAAGAGCCTGTGTACGGATCGCACCATGAACCTAGAGATATATCTAGAATTAGAACAATAGAATATGGTGAATTAGAAAAAAACGAAAAAAAATTATATTTTCCACTTGACAATACCACAGAGATATGTTATATTAATATTGTAAGTGATGATGACATAAAAAATAATAAAAATATTATAAATCAACTTAAACAAAAAATAAAAGATGACCACGAAAGAAACATTCTATCTTCTTTTACTGTTGTTAAATCTGATTATAAACAATCTTTTTATTATGCGATACATTTTACACATTATTTACAAGAAAAATAACTGGAGGGTTTATGAGTCTAGGAGATATTGCAATTTCTGATAGAATGCAAAAGTTTTACGATGATGTTGTTCATCAAAATTGGACAGGCACCAAATGGGAATCTCATGCAAGAGTTCCAAATAAAGCAAAAGGTTCAGCAGGTGAGCTGATTATCAAGGAATATCTTTTGCAAAATGGCAATACAGTTAAAGCTCGTCTCAATGAAGGACATGATCTTATCTGTAATGATCATAAACTTGAAGTTAAATTTTCTATGGCAAAATCTATAAAATCAAAAAATAGTTCATTAATCTGTCCGAATAATTGGATGTTTAATCATATTGAAATGGGAAAGGATTGGACTCATATAGTTTTTGTAGGCATAAATCCTCCAAATAATTGGACCAAGGCAAAAGCAAGTGGCAATTGGGAAGAGGAGATAATTTTATCTGCTAGCAAAAAAGATCTTTTAGAGATTTATAAAACTGAAAAATGGTATGAGATTTTTCGTAGAGGCCAAGGCGGCGACAAATCAAACAATGATGACTGGCTCATAGATTCAGAAAAAAGATTTAATAAACTTATGGAATTGCCTTTTGTTATAAAAAATCCAATAAAAATTTAAAAAATATTTGACAAGTTTTAAAAACATGTTATATTATAAATATACATAAACGGAGAATAAAATGAGTACTGAAAGACTAATCGTTCACCTCACAGATCGTGAGATACAAATTGTAGAAGACCTGATTAATCAGCATTATGAAGAAACAGGAATAGTTTTATCAAAATCAAATTTCTTCAGATCTATACTGTTAAATCATATTAAAAGTGAAATAAAACTTTTTTAAAAAAAAACTTGACAAACTATTCAAAACGTGTTATATTATATATATGAAAAGAGAGATGACAAACTCAATAAAACATATTGAGGTTACTGGCTTGTTCCGTTTTAAAAAGCCAATAAAAATAAAAGACATTATCAAAAACTATAGGAGGAAATATGTCAAAATCTGTAACTATCCACACTGGAACTTTTCGCAAGATCAACGGTCAAAGCCGAACTATGCGATTTATTCGCAAGTCTGATCTGCCAAGTTCAATGGTAAATGAAAGCACCATTTCTGATCTTGAAGGCAAAACTGGTAGTGAAATTGTCTATGATGTTGAAGCTAAGGGTTTCCGTCAATTCAACTGGAATACTGTTGTAGGTTCCGTAACTGAAACACCTTCCACATTCAATTTCTAAGATACTAGTATTTAGGTTCGGTTTTTGATTAGGGATTTTCCGGTTGATAAAAAAATCCCTTTATTTGGGTAAATCTCTTTGAACTGAAGTGAAGGAATAAGAGTCGGTTTTTTGGAAGTTTCCGTATAAAAAACTTCCTGTTTTTTTTGGAGAAAAAAATGGAAAAAAATAATCAAATATCTAATTTTTGCTTTATAGCAAGTCTTGTTTCGGTAGCTTGTTCAATTGGTGTTTGGTGTCTATCTGGAGATGACCCTGCACATTCTGAACGTTTTGGTATTTTTGTTGGCCTTTGGGCTCCAACTTTAATGTCTCTAGCTGTTTATTATCAAGAACAATAGAGGTGAATCATGAATACAGTAGAATTTTTATTTATGCTAATCACAGTTCTATCTGTAACAAGTGTAATAACTATTTTTAGAATTATAGTTCACAAGCTAGGTTCTGATGAATATATAAAAAAACCAAAAAAAGACTTGACAACAACAATAAAAAATGTTATAATATAATTGGGAGCATGATTGAAACTCTGCTTACCTTAGTCTGAGAAGACAAAAAACATCGCCAACTAATAGGAGAAACCACATGGCACTTAATATTGATCTAATGAGACAAAAACTCAACAACTCACAAAATAAAAATTCTGGAAAATCTGGCGACACAAAATGGCGTCCCCAAGAAGGAGATCAAACAATTCGTATCCTTCCAACAAAAGATGGAGACCCGTTCAAGGAATTTCACTTTCACTACAATGTAGGTAAAAATCCTGGCATTTTGTGTCCTAAGAAAAACTATGGAGAACACTGTCCAATCTGTGACTTTGCTTCTCAACTATGGCGTGACGGAGTAGAAAATAACTCCGATCAAACCAAAAACGCTGCAAAGAAACTTTTTGCGAGAAAGCGTTACTATTCACCAATTCTTGTTCGTGGAAACGAAAGTAATGGTGTAAAAATCTGGGCTTACGGTAAGACAGCTTATGAAACTCTTCTAGGTTATGTTCTTGATCCTGACTATGGCGATATTACATCACCCGAAACTGGTACTGATCTTGTTCTTACTTATACAGTTCCCGGAACTCCTGGGTCTTTCCCAAAGACTCAACTTAAACCACGTCGCCGACCTTCCGTACTGTGCGACGATGCAATCGCTGACTGTGATGCACTAATTGATAGTGTTCCTGACATTGAAGCACAATTCAATAAACTGTCATCTGAAGAAATTCAAGCTATTTTGGACGACTATCTATCTACTGATTCCTCCTCCGAAATGTCCTCCTCCGAAACTACCAAATACGGTAGTGCAGTAGATAAAAAATTAGAAGACTTACTAAGTTAGTGATTGTTCGCTATGCCCCCGGCGATTAATAAATTGGGGGCTTTTTATTAGGAGAAACCACATGACAAAGGCAGGCAAAATTGACCTGAAAGCAATGCAAAAGCTTGTTAATAAAAAAACAGGACTTAATGTAGCTCACAACTTAACAAA